AACTGGTCAAGCCAAAGGTTCAGACATCGCAAGAGTGGCAATGGTTCGAGGAATGAGTGCTATTCCTGGAGCTGGCGCTTTGGCTGAAGGCGCTTCAATCGCGGTAGGTGTTACTGTAAATCCAAATGTGCGTTCTTCGTTTAAAGGTGTAACCATACGTGAATTTACATTCCAGTTCAAATTTATACCTAAATCACCAGAAGAATCTAAAGTTGTTGAAGATATCATAAAAAGATTTAGATATGCAGCATATCCAGAAACAATAGGCGCTTCTGGAAGTTTGTCTCTTGACGGTACTGATGATGCTGTTGAAGCTGGATTATCGGCAGGTTACAAGTATCCAGATCTATTCGACATAGAAGTTAACTATAAAACAGAATCAGGCGATGTTAGAGTGGGTAATAAGTTCCAGAAGTGTTTCCTCAAAGGCGTGTCTACTAATTACAATCCAAGTACAATGGCTTTCCATAAAGACGGTAAACCTGTTGAGATTGACTTGACTCTTAACTTCCAAGAAGAGAAAACGTTAGATCGTCGTAATATTGCTCAAGGATATTAATATGCCATATTTTAGTAATTTCCCAAAAACATTTTATTCATTCGGTGATGGCAAGGTTGCGTTGGCTCAGAATCTAACCACGTATGCTGAAGTTGTAGATGAAATAAAAAACAATGGAGCATTCTATACAAAATACCATATTGTGACAGGTGAACGTCCAGATCAAGTCGCGTTCAAATTATATAAAGACGCAGATCTTTATTGGACTCTATTTTTAATCAATGATAATTTACGCGAAAAAGGTTGGCCATTAGACCAGTTCGAATTATTAGAAAAAGCGAAGAAAGACTTTCCTGATTATGTAATTCATACTCACGACCAAATATTTGATAAGATAAAGGTTGGAGAAACTATTATGTGTAATCGTTCTGGTCTTCGAGCTGATGTCGTGTATCGTAATTTAAAACTTGGTGATATTACTGTAACTAATCTAAGAAAACTTCAAGGAGAGGAATATATTCCTGTCGCGTTTTCTACCAATGATATTGTAGAAGGAGACTTGATCACTTCTGTTAATACCAACGAAACCATCACTGCTGAGTATTTTACACCAGAACATCTTGCTGCTAGATATCACGCTATTGACGGTGAACTTATAGATTATCTACCATTTACTTCTGAAGGCGAAGGGCAAGTTCGTGTGACTAACTTAGATTATTATATCGCAGAAAACGACAAACTCAAAGAAATAAATGTATTAAAACCTTCCACTATCTCTAAAGTGGTAACAGCGTTTAATGATGCGGTGAGATCGTAATGAGTAGTAACTTTGCTATTGAAAATGCCACACCAGTCATATTTGAAAATGTGGTGATAAAGAGTCCACAGAATCCAATTCCAATAGACATAAGAAATGTTGTCGCAGAAATGGATGTGTATGAGCACATTGATAAACCATATGTCACAGCAGTACTTTCTTTTGTAGACGGAGATAATGTAATGTCTTCGTTAAATGTCAGTGGAGCTGAAACAGTTACTGTTAAGATTAGAGCAAACACTATAATCGCAAACTCTATAGAAAAAGAATTTTACATCGACAAAGTCGTCAGAACAGTCAAGGGCAATGAGACAAACGAATTAGTAATTTTACATTTAACAGAATCGATTAATTATTATTCTAACTTACAAAATGTGAATAAGGCATACAGCGGTAGTCCAAAAGCCACAATGACTAAAATAGCAAAAGAATTTTTAAATAAATCTTTACTGACTAGCGGTTCGAACGATCAAGCTTCTAAATTGATAGTTCCTAATCTAACACCTTTGAATGCTATGAGTTGGATTAAAAACAAGATGAGTACTGAAAGGGGATATCCATATTATTTGTTTTCTCCTTTTAATGGTGATTCGTTATGCCTTTTTGATTTAAAAACAATATTATCGCGACCAGCAATGAACGCAGGCAAACCTTACACTTATACTGAATCTGCTATACCTTCTCCAAATGAAAATTATGACGAAACTTCTAGACGTCGAGTAATATTAGACTATGAAGTAAAAAACACAGAAAATCTTTATGAATTAATTGACAAAGGATTTATTGGCGCCACTCATCAGTTTATAGACATTACTAAAAATGAAGTCTTTGAACATAAACAAGATATGGGTAAGATTGTCAATACTCTAGTCGAAGACAAACTATTACAAAGCAATCCTCTGTTTAGTTCTGAATATAAATTAAATGGAAAGTCATATAACTCTATACAAAGTAGACATATGTCTCAAATAATGAGTGCACAGGCATTTGAAGGGAATATGTCATATCACCAAAGTCCGACTAAAGGTAAGTATAACTTGAATTCTATTCAAAGAGCAATGGACGGATTACTTAAAAAACAACCAATTAATGTTCGTGTTAATGGTATAGACTTCTTACAAACAGATACTAATAATACTATCGGAAATAAATTAGAGATTAAATTTCCTGCTAACTTAAACGACGAAGGTAAAAGTTCAAATAGATTTGACAAGAAAAAGTCTGGCGAATATTTAATCTACGCAGCAAAACACAGTTTTCAACGTGATGATTATACTGTAGCGTTAACTTGTGTTAAATTATCGAACGGTGAAGTATGATACCAAAAACTTATATAGATTATTATGGTGACGCTGTACGTTGGTTCGTAGGTCACGTTGTGGATGTTGAGAACGATCCACTGAAACTCGGACGCGTAAAGGTTCGAGCGCTTGGTGTGTATGATAATATCAAAGACGAGGATTTACCTTGGGCGCAGATTGTTGTTCCAATCACAACAGGTATCCACGAAGGTAAAGGGCAGAACCTTGGTATTCTAGTCGGTACTCAAGTGTTTGGTATCTTCCTTGACGGACAGAACTCCCAACTCCCAATGGTGATTGGATCTATTCCAAAAGAAGGCGATACTAACTCTAAAGCGAAAGACAAATATCCGCTGAATAAAGTATACGAAACTGAAACAGGTCACTACAAAGAGTGGGACGACTCTGAAGACGGACGCATACGCGAACAGCATCGGTCAGGTACATTCTACGAAATGCAGGCAGACGGTTCACGTGTCACTGTAATCGAAAAGGACGACACTCTTATTGTCAATGGTGATGTGCGAATTATCGTTAATGGTAGTGCTCGCGTCGATTGCTCTAATACTGTTACAGTATCAGCTAAGAATGTCGATATCAACGCAAGTGAAAATATTAAACTAAACTCATAGGTGTATTATGGCGCAATTAGAATTCGATTTAACAGCTATTGAAGCTGATGTCATAAAGGATCAGAACCCATCCGCAACTGGAATATATGGCGGAGCAAAGGGTATCTGGACAGGTTCTCAAGCTGAATATGACGCATTTGAATCGTATGACGATCAAATCATTTACTTCATCGTGGGCGACGCTGAGGAAGCATAATGCCAGCAATCAATAGGATATACATCGGTAATAGACCAGTTAAGTCTATCTTTATCGGTGAACAATTAGTCAATCTAGGCGTTGGATCCAACGCAGATTCTGGCGAGTTGTTATTGGCGGATCTACCTGCGATCGCGAATCCAATTGATTCTATTGTGCCAAAAATACCACAATCTAATTTCAAAACTTCCTCAAGCTCCATAGCATTATTAGGTTCTCTTGGTGTATCTTCAATAGAAATACCTTGTAGTGGATTACCTACTAAGAAAGACATCGTAGACCAATTCAATAAAATTGCTCAATTACCAGCTAAACTAAAACAGCAGTTGATAGAAGGCGCAGGTGAATTAGAACAAAAAGTTGTAGATGAAATCGAAAGTCTCATCAAAGATATCGAAGACTTGGTTGAGAAACTCGCAGATGTGTTATCTCCTTACTGGGAAAAGGGTAAAATAAGAAACTGGCAGAAAGAAGCGAAAGACGCTTGGGATGAATTGATACAAGAATATCATATCTTCATTCCAGTTAAAATGTTAGAGATGATCTCCAAACTCATTCCTGTAGACTTCAATGTCAATATTCTTGGTATTGATATCAATGTTTTAAAAATATTCACAGCAGAGGAACAACTGAGAATTAAAACTCAGATAGCAGAAAAGATTCCAAGTTTACCTGAACCATTTGACGATTTATATAACGGTAAGTTTGGTGTCAAGTGTGATGAGTGGAGAGCAAAGTATACTTGGCAGTACATTAAGAATGAGATTATTCAATGGTGCACCAACGCACTACACAAAGCATTTGGCGCGTTGATTAAAAAGTTTAAAAAGATATGGAAGAAACTTGGTCTGCCAGCATTACCAGATTTACTCGACTTTGACGTTGAAAGTTACCTCAAAGGTAAATTAGAATCGTTGAAAGATAAAGCGAGAGATAAAATTGTAGAAGAACTCGAACGCGTACAAATATTTGGTAAGTCTTTACTCGATATAATAGGCGGTAAGATTGACGAGAATATTATTTGTGCCGAAGAACTCATCGCAGACCTAATGAGACAAGCCAAAGAGTGGTTTGCTCAGTGGCAAAAAGAGTTACTCAACCAGTGGATTCGTAAAATCAAGAAGTTCTTAGACAAAATAGGTCTAGGGAAGTTATTAGACATACTTGCTCTAGACTTCTGCGACGTATTAAAACTCATTGGAATTCCAACCACCTTTACTCTTTCGGTATAAATAAAACAAAAAGAGTTTAACACTACTATGGCAAAGGCATTTTCTATCGAAGATGGTAACTTGTCAAATAAACCAATCACTGCGAGTAAGGCGAGAACTTACAAAGACATTGATTGTTCATTTGAAAAGAGACCTTCTGGTGACGTATACAAAAAGACAGACGCAGCTGCGGTAAAGCAGTCTGTGCGTAATCTTCTACTCACTAATCGAGGAGAGAAGCCATTTAAGCCATATTTTGGTTCGCGTTTACAAAGATTAATATTCTCGCTCGACACAGAAACAGACGAAAGTGATGTTGAGCATGTAGTACGAGAAGCTATATCGAATTATGAACCAAGAGCAAGGGTATTAAACGTTAAGGCTAATTTTTCACCAGATTATAATTCTGCTAATGTTACTGTTGAGTTTCGAGTTGTTAATACACTTGAAGACGTTACAGTGACAGTAACTATTGCGAGGGTACGATAGATGTCAATCTCTACTTCTGATTTAGATTTTGAAAAGATTAAAACTAAATTAAAAACTTACTTCAAACAATCCGACGAGTTTGGCGATTATGACTTTGAAGCAAGCGGTCTTTCTAATATTCTAGACGTCCTCGCATACAACACACACGTGAATGGGTTGACTGCGAATATGGCAATCAACGAATCATTCCTATCAACAGCACAGTTACGTTCTTCTGTACTTCAACACGCAGAAGCGCTTGGTTATTATCCAAAGTCTGCGACTGCTGCTACAGCGTACTTAAATGTTTCTGTTACGATTCCAGGCGGTCCAGGATCAATGGTATTGCCAGAGTATACAGAATTTTCAGCTGATGTTGATGAAGTCTCTTATATATTCCGTACTATGAATAACGTTTCTGCCCCGAACGTCAACGACACATATACATTTGACGTTGAAGTGAAACAAGGCGAACCAAAGGTAAGAACGTTCGTAGTAGGAAGTGAAGATGACGATCAAGTGTTCGTGATACCGGACGAGAATATGGATACGTCTACTGTTGTTGTAAAGGTATTTGATAACTTCACTACAGTAAACTATACCCCATATGTAAATGTAAATGACGCGTTAACAATTAACGAAGATTCTACTGTTTATATGTTACGCGAAGCAGCAAACGGTCAATATGAACTATTCTTCGGTGATGGTAATGTATTAGGTAAAGCGCCTGTTGCTGGTAATAAAATTCGCGTTGAGTATCTTTCAACACAAGGCTCTATCGCGAATACTGCATCAGAGTTTGTGGGTAGCATTCTTTCTGTTGGTGGAAGTGAATATCAAATTGTAGTTAACTCTGTTGTTGAAGCTTCTGGTGGATCTGAAAAAGAGTCCATTGCTTCCATTAAAAGAAACGCTCCAGCATTACACGCAACTCAGAAACGTCTTGTCACAGCACAAGATTACCAATCACTTATTGGTTCTACATTCTCACAGTATTTAAATGATGTTATTGCTTGGGGTGGTCAAGATAATGTACCACCTAAATTTGGTGCTGTGTTCGTTTCACTTAACTTCAAAGAAGGGTTAAGCGAAGAAGCTAAAACAGAAGTACAACGTCTGATTAAAGACCAATTAACTTCTAATATATCAATAATGTCTATAGACACCGAGTTTGTCGATCCAGAATATACTCAACTTGAATTGAATGTTTCGTTCAATGTGGATCCAGCAAAAACAAGTTCTACAGTACAGGCATTAGAAGTTCAAGTCAAACAGTTAGTTGAGTCTTATTTTGAAAACAATCTAAACACGTTCAATACTACATTCAGACGTTCGAACTTACTATCGCAAATTGATGATTTATCTACAGCAATACTTAACTCGCGCATTGATGTTAAAGTTCAACAAAGTGTTCCAGATGTTTTAGTTGGATTCGAGAAAGATTATAATGTTAACTTCCCGATCGTATTGGCGACGCCAGACAAAGACGAACATATCATTACAACTTCTTCGTTCGTATATAAAGGACAAAGGGTCTTTATTAAAAACGAACTTGGATCGAATAGATTACAAATATTCAACTTGAGTAATGAACCAATATTATTTAATGTAGGTGAATATGATCCAAATAGAGGTAGAGTCACAATTAACGCGTTGAATATAGAAGAATCAACTAATTTGAAAATAAGCGCAAAACCTGCGAATCAAAGTACAATCAAACCTTTGAGAAATTACATTGTTACATTAGACTCTGGTATGTTAAATGTTTCTAGCGTAAAAGAATCTGGAATGAATAAGGTTGTGTTATAATGTCAGACTTCAGAAACAATACTAAACGACTTACAACCAAGTTTCATCAGAGTCTTGTTTCTCATCTGTTGCCTGAGGTTTATGCTCAAGATTACCCACAACTTGTTAAGTTTCTAGAAAAGTATTATGAATTCACTGACGAAGAAATGTCAGGTTCTTTCGAAGAAACGATACGTGGTTTGTTTGATATTCGAGATATATCTTCAACTTCATTAGAACACTTAGACTATATCTTAGCTGAAATTGGTAATGGATTAGACCATACTGAATTTGTGGCAAATCCTAGATTAATGACCAAGTTAATCTCTGCTCTTTATAGAGCGAAGGGTACGCAAATTTCTGTTGAACAATTCTTTAAATCTTTTTTTAATGAAGATATTGAGATTGTTTATCCTAAAAGAAACATATTCATTTTGAACGATTCTTGGATTGGTCCACAATACCTAAAATTCATTCAAGACGATAAACGTTATCAGATATTCTCTGTTATTATTAGAACAGGTTTATCTTTTTCAGATTATGAAGTATTATATAAAAAATTCGTTCATCCTGCAGGTTGGTATCTTTCAGCAGACGTTGTAACACAATCAAATTCTTCTCTCGGTGTTACAGCAGGACAAACTACAGACCCATTAGAAATTCCAAATTATCCTATAGTAATGGGTAACTCTGTGGATGTTGAAACGAATTCAGAATATGTATTATTAACTATGAGGGAGACTGATGCTACGGACGCAGATATTATAATTAGTTCTGTACCTTTAATGTCGACGTATGAGACCCAAACTTTCCAATCATTACAAGACCAAGGTTATACTACATTCGGCGACTTAGTTGACTTAAACACTCCAGCAACTATAGACGCAGGTTTATTAGCATCAAGTACTAACGAAACGATCGATGAAGACGATCACTTATAAAGAGAATTAAAATGGCTAGACTTATTCTTAACACAGGTAACAGCGCAAACGACGGAAGTGGCGATACTCTCCGAGAAGCAAGTTCTAAAATTAACGCCAACTTTGCGGAGTTGTATAGTTTAATTTCATTGGGAGACGGTCTCACACCTGAAGCATTATCTGCTATGGTACTTGATACTGTAAATGAACAGTTAAGTAATGTTGACGTAGAAAACTCTCCTTCTGTTATTACGCTAGGTGATCGCGTAACTCAACACGACTCTATTCTAATTCAACTACAACAAGAAGTTGCGTTACTTGATTCTGAGAACTCGGTCTTTAATACATCACTTTCTGATCAAGCATTACAAGTTGCTCAATTATCTGCGTTGCTCGATTTAAACGAAGTTGCATTGGCGGAAGTTGCTTCTAAAGTAACTGCCCTAGAAAATGCTGAAGTATCTGTTTCTGATTCAGATGTACAAGCAGCAGTCGCAGTGGCGGTAGCAGAATTGAACGCTCGACTTTCAGCAGATTCTGATGCGTTACAAGCACTAGCAAATAACTTCAATGTATTATCTTCTCAGACTACTCAGAATGGTAATGATGTTGAATCTTTATCTCAACAAATTACTGCGTTGGGCGCTGCTCTTGATGCGGTCGATTCGGATTACATATTAGGCGCTACGAATACAGCAATCTCTGCCCTTACGACTCGAATTAACCAAGACAGCGATTCGCTTGCTACTCTCGCAAATCAAGTAACACAATTATCAACACAACTGAATAATTTGAATTTTGATAGTGATGCGATCGCAGCAACTGCTGATCTATTCAATCAAGTGAATGCTAGAATAGATGGTGATAGCGATAGAATTGACACATTAGCGCAAGATCTAACCGCGTTACAGACTACTGTATCAAGTGATATTTCAAACGCTACTTCGAATGTACAAAGTACTCTACAAAGTCAAATTAACGCGACTGACAGCGCTATTGAATCCCTAGCGCAAGATATTATTTCACTTGAAGCAACCCTAGCAGGTGACATTACAAGCGCTGTAGGGACTGCTGAGTTAGCGTTGAACACGCGTATCAATGATGACAGCGATAGGCTTACAGTAGTATCTCAACAATTGACTCAATTGACTTCTGACTTCGAATCGTTAGATATTTCTGGTCAAGCGCAACAAGCAACTGCTTCATCTATTAATAATCTACAAACTCAGATAGACGCTACTGATAGCGCGGTCAGTGTTCTTTCTCAAGATATAACCACACTAGAAACTGAGCTACAAAATATAGATGTAGAAGGTCGTTCTCAAACTGCGAATGCGAATGCGATTAATAATCTACAAACTCAGATAGACGCTACTGATAGTTCTTTG